TGTGCCAAGACCATCTGATACATATTCTAATACAATAATTTTACCTGATAAGTCACTACTAAAGTTAAAACTACCAGTTCTTTCATTTATTGTAAAAAATCCATTTACTTGTGTAGTCTCTGGTGTAGCTCCATATCTTTGACCGTAATCACTTCTAACATAGTCGTTTGTAGTTAAGTATAAACTATCTTCTGTAGATAAATCACCAGAAATTCTTGTTGTATCAAAGTTACTATATCTTTCTTCAGTAACAGAACTTGCTTCAACAGTATTACCATCTGCATCAAAAACATAATTATAATTATTATCTTGAAGCATTGGCTCTGTTGGGTTTGTTGTAAGTCTAGTTGGATATATAATTCTACTTATACCTGAGTTATCTATATAACAAATTTTTACATAATTAATATAGTCTTGTGGCATAGGTATAGATAATGATGGTCCTAGCTCAACTTCTTGAGACTTAACTGTTTTAAGCACATCATAGCTAAACTCTTGTAAACCACGTTTAGCATGAAATATGACATCAGATTTTGCAACGTGTCCTATTAATTTACCATCACCTACATAAGCTATCATAAAATTATCAACAATATCTTTTATCGATGTGTATTGATAATTTCCAAAAGTATAATCTAGTAAATCAACTCTTATTATAGGATTGTCGTGGCTTTCTAAAAACTGCTGAGCTGTTCCTGTAAAAGTAATTGTAGCTCCAGATATTGTAAAATCAAAAGTTTCTTCATCTGTAGAACCCGCACTTGCGCTATTTAAAAATACTCTAACTTGATTTGTAGTAGGCAGTGAATCAAACGTTAACGTGTAAGAAAGCGTACTACCGTCTCCAACAAAAGTTTGGGATCCATTATAATAATTTTCTTCTGTAACTGTTCCTATTAATCCCATATTATTGTTCTAGTTGTATTGTTGTTTGTTCTTCTTGTTGAGCCGCTTGTATTGTAAGTGGGTCTTTTATTGTAACTCCAAAATGTTTTAATATAGAAACCACAAGATCTGGAAACTCTGAAGAGTGTAGTCTAAAATTAGAACTACTAACCGGATCATAAGTATACACAGGTGTACCAAAACTAGTTGTATCTACAGACGCGTTCCATAGCGGATCTCTAGGTTTACCTATATAGTATACGTCTATTTTAGTTATAGTACTTGGAAATACGTATATTAAATCTGCTGAATAATAATAAACTGGAAAAGTAGTTGATGGTTCTGTTAGTTTTGAAGAAAATAAAAAAGGTATTTTAGATTTATCTATACGTTCTATATCAGTAAAAGTACCATTAACTTTAACACTTAATGTTGCATAAACATTACTTAGCGCTTGCGTTGCTGTACTTCCTGGTATAGGTGTAGAATAACCTGGAGTTTCAAAATAACTATTTGTAGAATCTATTGTAAGAGTTGTTAAATCGCAAAGCGGATCTAACTTGTCCATTATTTTTCTAGGTATATCACCGTAACCTTGAGCACCTCTTCCAGATGTTTGTTTTGCAACAGCTTGATTGTATTCATAAAATGCTCTGTCTAAAAGCTCTATTTGAGCTACAGCAGCAATTTTATTAAAATTATCTGGTGTCATATAACCGCTACCTTTTTTGTTTAATATAGATAAACAGGTTGTATATACTTTATTTACGTCGATTGCCATATTTTTATTTTTATTATAGTAGTATAGCCACCATTATAGATGGCTATACCACTTATAATAGTTACGCTATTTTAGCTTTTTTTCTATTGATTTGAAAACTTCTACACCTTCGTCTGTTTTTAAGAAAGCAGCAAATGCAGAATATGGATTTTCATCAAAAGGCACAGTCATTAATTTCTTACCATTTGAACCCCATGCAAAAGTTCTTTGGTCTTGTGATAACTTAATAATGTTTAAGCCTGCAGCTTTAATAGCTAAGTTTCTTAATTGTACATTATCATCGTTAACTAGTTCTAAAAATAATATAGGATTATTTCTAGCAAACATATACAAATCTCTTTTAAGTTCAGCTGAGCTCATTGACTCTACAGAAGATCCTAATTCAACTCTTAATATAGCTTCTGCTTGATCAACATCTATTGACATAGCAGTATTTAAAGCTTGCATTTCAACTTCTATACTTACTAAATCATCTTTAGCTTCTGCTACTTCGTCTTTTTCTTCATATACATAACCTTTTTTAGGGTGATATAATGAAAGTAATTTTTGCAATGCTTGATTTGTTTTTGGAACTTGCAATACTCCATCTTCAAAAATAATATGATCTAGTATTACATTACCATCTTGTTCGTCTATAAAACAAGATCTTTGATTACTAGCATATCTTATTTCTCTATTGTAACCTTTTTCTTCATCAAACCATAATAATGGTTTTCTAGGTGTAGACTTTGAAGTTAACACGTAGCTTAAAGGTTCGTTTAATCCTTTTAAAAAATAAAATCTATCTTTTATTTCCCAGTCAGGTGTATTTTTTGTTTCAACCTGTTTAGGTTGTTTTTTTGTTTTTGTTTCCATGATATAATATAATTAAATAGTTTGTAAAAATAAAAGCGTAGGGGCCGAAGCCCCTTTGCTTTCATTAATTAATTGACTTATGAGTCGTGTGTAATAGCACAACCAGTAATATCTGCATCAGCAAATACGCTAGCTAAAGCATCGCAAACTACTATAAATCCACTGTTGTCATCAAATGTTGCAGCGTTAATAGCTTTACAAATTGATTCAACAACTTTTTTGTGTTTACCAGAAGTTATTACTAAGCTTACTGTGTCAATTTCAGTTGTTGCACCTGGTCCTGTAACGGCAGATACAAATTTCATACCTACTGAAACAGCATCACCTGCATCAACAGTAAATCCTAAGAAAGAACTTAAAGGATAACAAGCCATATCGCCAGCAGCATCAATAGTATCTCCGTCTGTAAAATATAAAAATTTGTCCATTTTTGTTTAGTTTTTAAAGGTTAATATTATGATTCTTTTAACATCACGAAGTTATTAGCTCCTTGAACTACTAAACATCTTTCAGACAAATAGTGTACTTCCATAAAGTCATCTCCTATATAACTAGCAGATCCTACAGAACCAGTTACCCAAGACTTAAGTCTTCTGTCATCAGTTTCTGAAGCTCTATATCGTACGTGTAAGAAAGGACGAGTCATGTTTTTACCTAATGACTGATCGTAAACAGTTGAAGTTCCAGCAGGAATTAAAATTCCAGATACATCTCCAAAACCACCACGAGCAGCAGCATCGTTTAAGTATTTCCAATCAGACTTGTAGAAATCGTAAGATCCTCTTCTGAAAGCAGAAAAACCTAAGTTTAATGCCATGTCAGCGTCATTGTTAAATACTCCAAAAGAAGCACCACCTTGATAGTTAGCATTTAATCCAGCTACCATATCGTCAAGAGTAAGAGCTAATGAACGATTAATATATAACATATTTTCTTCAATAGCACCTTGCTTGTCAAGATTTTTTAACAATAAGTCAAAATCTCCAAGAGAAGCTAAATCTTCAAATACATTACCTCTACTTTCAACAGCAGCAAATAAACCTTCAGTACCAAAACTATCACTAGCATCTCCGATTTGACCATCAACAGTAGATGCTCCAGGAACACCTTTTACTGATTCAATCATAGAAGTTTCTAAGTAATCTTCAAAACGTAAACGAGTTTCGCCAGCTGATTTTAAATACCAAGAAAATCCTACTTGTCCAGCTTCGTCAGTCGTTTCAACCCAGCCAATTTGAGCAGTATCAGAACCAGAAATTTTAAAGTGATCTTTAATAATAATTGGTCTGTTGTCAAATTTAGTAAACTGTGGCTTAAGCTCACCCGCCATAGAAGCAGTTCCTTTTGCAAATTCAGAACCATAAACAAATACATTGATTTGCTCGTTGTCAGAAAATACTACACCTGTTCCATCACCACCTGATAAATCTGTTTGAGTATAAGGAAGAACTTTAAAGTTGTCATTATTTCCACCTGTTGCAGTTCCACTTGTTGTTGCAACGTAGCACTTAAGAGTTTTAAGTCCAGTAGCAGTATCAGTAATGATAACAGTATTACCTACTCTTAAAGAGTTAGTTAAAGCTGTACCAATAGAGCAAGTTCCAGAAGTTCCAATTAATTGAATACTTCCAGTTCCGTCTACAGCACCAGTACTTTTGTAAGCAATGTGCAAACGGTTTTGCTCAGACCAAACTACTTGATCAGACTGCATAGGCATTTCAGCGCCTACCATTTGTAAAAATCCTCCGATTGTACGATTTCCGTAGCGCTCTACTTCTTGTTCATACAACTCTGGAAGATATTGTTGTGCCCATCCTTGTCCAGCTGTATTAGCTAGATCTAAGTAATTGTTATCGCTAACAGTTGGGCTTGGGGAAGGAGTTAATGAAAAACCTCCACCTAATCCTAAAGATGTGTTAAATCCCATTTTTTTTAAATTTTTAAGTTTTTATTTTTTTCTAATTTTAAATTTTAACCTTGAACTATTCTCACCACCTAACACTTTAACTTTCATACCGCCTGTATCTACAACTGGTTTAATAGTTCTAGCACCCATGTCAATATTTTTTGACTTTATAGCGGTATTTTTTATAGCGTCAGCCTTACCTTGTTCATAAAAATGTTGAACTATTTTGTCAATATTTTTACCAGCATATAAAGCTTTATGATAACCAGCAGCGTTTTTCATCATATTATTTTCATCTAAGAACTCCTTAACGAAATTAGATATGTCACTCTGGTAATCCTTGACAGCAGCGGCATCTTTTACATTATACCTATATTTCTTGTCTCCAACTTTAAAATCAAAACCTTTGAAGTTTTCGTTAAAAACGTTATTGGTACTTTGTTGAAACTGCTTGTACTGCTTCTCTTGGATTTCATTAGTGGTGGTTTGTTTTTGGTTGTATTCGTTATAAAAGTTAATAGCATCTTGCTGGTCTTTAGACAACTTAGAACTCAACTTGACTTCTTTGTAGTATTCGTCTTTCATTCCAGTAAGAAACTTTTTAGCTTTCGCAACTTCTTCTTTCAATGCCAACTTCTTTTTTCTAATATCTCTTTGCTCATCTAGCTCTTCATCATATGAAAAACTGTCTTCAATTAAAAAGTTAATCTCTTCATTATCAAGATGAGATTTAGTTGACTTGTAATATTCTTTTAATAATGTGTTATTGTCTACGCTTGTATAGTCTGCGTTTAATCTTGTATAATCTTCTATACTACCGCCAGTATCTTCCATAAACTTTACCAAACTTTCAATGTTTTCTGGTAATTGTCTTTGTTCTTGTACTGGTTTTGTTTCTTCTACAACAGGTTGTTCTACAGTAGTTTGCTCAACAACAGGTTCTTCTTCTGTTATTTCTTGTACAACTTGCTCCTCAACTTGCTGTTCAGTCTGTTCTTTATTGTCTGACTCTTGCGGTTTTTCATCTTGTGTTTGCACCCGCATTTCTTCTTTAGCATCTGTATCAGCGTTTTTGTTTTGAAACTCTTTTAATTTTCCTAAGTCTAATTTAATAGTGCCATCTTTTTTAACTTCTTTATACGAGGCATCTTCTTTTTTAGGCTCTTCAGTTGTAGTTTCAACTTGATCTACAACTTCATCTTTGATCTCTTCGATCGGTTGTGTTTGTTCTGACATGATAAAATATTATATAATTGTTTGTTTATTTTCAACGCGGCTCAAACTGTTCAAGTCCAAATCCACCTAACGTGTCCATACCTGAGGACTCAAAGTTTTTAGGCGGTGCGTTTGTTTTTCTTTGATTTATAAGCTCACTTTGTTGTGATGCTTGTATTTTAGTTCTTTCGTCTTTACGATCTTCTTTAAACTTATCTTTTTCTTTTACAACAGCTAATTGAGCTTCTTGTAATTGTTTATTTATTTCAAACTCATACTGCATTAGTTCTTTTTTAATTGCAGCTTCTCTTTCTAGTTTAGCTATTTCAAGCTGAGATTTTATTTGTTCTAACTGAGCTTTTGACTCAGTAAGCGCTTGTTGCTTTTGCATATCAGCAGCAGCAGCAGCTTGAGCAGCTTGTGCATTAGCTTGACTTTGCATTTGCATATTAGCTTGTGCTTGCTGTTGATCTAGCTCTTGTTTTTTCTTACGTCTTATTTTAAGTAATTGATTAGCTAGTTTTAAATTTCTAACTTCTCTAATATCAATAGCATCTTCAAGATTTATCTGATTAGATTTTAAAGCTACTTGTATATTATTTTCAAGCATTGCTTTTTCTTCTTCATCAGGAGCTAATTCTATAAATATACCAAAGTCGTGAAGGTGTAGTTCAGCCATTTCTTTTAAAGTAGAAACATTAAACTTACCTAAAGTTTTTATAAACGACTCTTTAGTTGGTGAATATTCTATTACATCAGACACACGCATTGCAATACACTCTGCCATTGTTAGGGTTATATACAAGCTTGACTGCAATATGTGTCTTGTTGCTGTATTAGAATTAGCAGCAGCAATTTTTTGTATACCTACTAATGCGTCTTTGTCTGGCATGCTACCATCTCTAGCTTCATTTAAACCAGTAACATCACGCATCATTTGTAAGTAATAATTATATGTATTTATTAAAGACGCTATTTTGTTATTACCACCACTTGTATTTATTTCTCTTATAGGTAGTGAACCTCTGTTCATATCACCATCTTGTGTCATTGATCTACCAATAACACTACCTGTTTGGAAATACATATTTAAAGCTTCTTGTGGATTATAGTTTGTTCCATTACCAAGATCAACTTCAGCTAAACCATCAGCGTCTAAATAAACACCATCTGGTACCATGCGTGATAATACTTGTTGTAGCTTTAAATGAGTTATTTGTATCATATCAGCAAAGCTAGTCATACGACTAACTAAACTTTCAATACGACCTTCATACATACGTGGTGCACATATAGCGTAACTCATCTGAGCTTTAGTGGTATCTGCTTTTGGTCGCATCATGTTTTTCTTCAACTCCCATTTTAAAACATCTTTACTACCAATAACTTTTACACCTTCGTATATAACTTCAATAGCTCTATCTACTTTTTCAAAATCTTCCGCTTCAGGTGGATTAAATGTATCGTCTTTTTCTATAGCTTTTTTACCACCAGTAGCTGTATTTTTTATTTTATGAACCTGATTAGCATATGTTTTGTATTCAAAATATAATACTGATACGCTATTTTCTTCTTCAGCTTTTGAATTATGTTTATAAGCTATATTGTTATAACCTTTATAACCACCATATTCTTTTAACTGATCATCTGTTAGCTCAGGAAACTCTTTTTTAAGCTCGTTTAAATATATTTCTTTTACTTCACCTACATAATAAATATCATCAAAATAAGGTGAATCTGTAT